ACCCCGTACAAAATGAATCGCCAATAAATTATATTAGCGGTGAATTAATGTACGTTAATAAAAAAAGAAATGTATACGGTTTTGGTTTAGGAGTAGATAAAGATTTCTTCCCTATAGTATCAGGCCGTCTTTATTGGAAGATAGGTAAATAATGGCTGAACAAAATTTAAGGCAAATAATCCAACAGGAATACGTTAAGTGTGCTGCTGACCCAGTTCATTTTATGAAGAAGTACTGTTATATTCAGCACCCACAACGTGGACGTATTCCATTTAACTTATATCCTTTTCAAGATAAAGTATTAAAATTATTCCAAGAAAATCCTTATTCTGTAGTATTAAAATCTAGACAGTTAGGTATTTCTACTTTAGGTGCTGGTTATTCTTTATGGTTAATGTTATTTCATAAAGATAAAAACGTACTTTGTATTGCAACAAAACAGGATACAGCTAAAAACATGGTTACGAAGGTTAAATTCATGTATGAAAATTTACCCTCATGGCTTAAAATAGATGCACCTGAAAATAACAAATTAACATTACGATTAAGTAATGGATCACAAATTAAAGCAACATCAGCCTCAAGTGATGCTGGTAGATCAGAAGCAGTATCCTTACTATTAATTGATGAGGCAGCTTTTATTGATAATATTGGTGAAATTTGGGCCTCAGCTCAACAAACACTAGCTACTGGTGGTGGGTGTATAGCATTATCTACTCCTTATGGTACAGGTAATTGGTTCCATAAAACATGGGTTAGAGCAGAAAATGGTGAAAATGATTTTTTACCTATCAAATTACCTTGGTACGTTCACCCTGAACGTGATCAAGCATGGAGAGATAGACAGGATGAATTATTAGGTGATCCTAGAATGGCAGCACAAGAGTGTGACTGTGATTTTTCAACCTCAGGTGATATTGTATTCTACCCTGAGTATATTGAATTTTATGAAAAAACTTACATTAAAGATCCCCTCGAAAAACGAGGTGCTGATCAAAATTTATGGATTTGGGAACCAGCAGACTATTCTCGAACCTACCTTGTTGTTGCAGACGTTGCTCGTGGAGATGGGAAAGATTATTCTGCATTCCATATTATCGATATCGAAACAAATACTCAAGTTGCTGAATATAAAGGACAATTAGGTACTAAAGAATTTGGCCATTTATTAGTAGGTATTGCTACTGAATATAATGAAGCTTTACTTGTAGTAGAAAATGCTTCAATTGGTTGGGCTACAATCCAAACCATTATTGATAGAGGATATACTAATCTTTACTACTCATCTAAAAGTGATGCTACCAAAGCAGATTCGTATTTTGATAAATATATGGATACAAGCAAAATGGTTCCTGGTTTTAGTATGACATCAAGAGTTAGACCTTTAATAATAGGTAAACTCCAAGAATATATCTCTGACCAAAGTGTAACAATTCAATCTAAACGTTTAATAGAAGAAATGAAAGTTTTCATTTGGAAAAATGGACGTGCCGAGGCTCAACAAGGTTACAATGATGATTTGGTTATGTCATTTGGGATTGGTATGTTTATGCGTGATACCTCGTTCAAATTTAATCAACAACATTTGGATATGAGTAAAGCAACATTAAATGGTATGTCAACTAATAAAACACCATTTGTTGGAGGATATAATAATAGTAAAAATATACAAAATCCATATGAAATAGATAACCCATATGGTGGAAAAGAAGACATTAGGTGGCTTCTCTAAATATTTATAATAATAAATCATATTATGGCTGATAAAGGCTTATTTAAAAGACTAGAAAGACTATTCGCTTCTGATGTAGTAATTAGAAATGTTGGGGGAGACCAACTTAAAGTAATAGACACAGATCATATCCAAACATCAGGTGAATTTGCTACAAATTCCCTTATGGATAGATTTTCAGGTATTTACCAAAATCCAGCTGCTACTTCTTTATATGGTCAGCAATTTAATTTAAATTACCAATATCTAAGAACTTATCTTTATTCAGATTATGACTTAATGGATACAGATGCTATTGTTGCTTCTGCTTTAGATATTATTTCTGATGAGTGTAGTTTAAAAAATGATATGGGTGAAGTCCTCCAGATTAAATCATCTGATGAAGACATTCAAAAAATCCTATATAACTTATTCTATGATGTATTAAACATTGAGTTTAACCTTTGGTCTTGGACTCGTCAAATGTGTAAGTACGGTGACTTTTTCTTAAAATTAGAAATTTCGGAAAAATTTGGTGTATATAATGTTATTCCTTATTCAGCATACCATATTGAACGTAAAGAAAATTTTGACCCCGAAAACCCATCTAAAGTAGTATTTACATACAACCCAGAAGGTATTTATGGAGGTTCTTCTTCTGGTTATTATACTACACCAAATAATAATTCTAACTCAAATACTATTGAATTTGATAATTACGAAATTGCTCACTTTAGATTATTATCTGATGTAAACTATCTTCCATATGGTAGATCTTATTTAGAGCCTGGTCGTAAATTATACAAACAATATTCATTAATGGAGGATGCTATGTTAATTCATAGAATTGTTCGCGCCCCAGAAAAACGTATTTTCTATATTAACGTTGGTTCTATCCCACCTAATGAGGTAGAAAACTTTATGCAGAAAACTATTTCTACAATGAAGCGTACCCCATTTATGGATCAGAAAACTGGTGATTATAATCTAAAATATAACATGCAAAATGTTATGGAAGATTTTTATATCCCAGTCAGAGGGAATGATCAAGCAACAAAAATTGATACTACAAAAGGTTTAGATTATGCTGCAATTGAAGATGTAGAATACTTAAGAGAAAAATTATTTGCTGCTCTTAAAGTGCCCAAAGCATTTATGGGTTATGATGAAAGTCTATCAGGTAAAGCAACATTAGCCGCTGAAGATATTCGTTTTGGTCGTACAATTGATCGTATCCAACGTATTCTACTATCAGAATTGTACAAAATTGCTCTTATTCACTTATATGCTCAAGGGTATAGAGACGAACAAATGACTAATTTTGAATTAGATTTAACTACACCTTCTATTATCTATGATCAAGAAAAGATCGCGTTAATGAAAGAAAAAGTAGATTTAGCTGCTCAAATGATGGAAAATAAAATGTTCCCAACAGATTGGATTTATGAACATGTTTTCCACTTCAGTGAAGACCAGTATGAGGAATATAGAGACTTAATCGTACAAGATCAAAAGCGTAGATTCCGTTTAGCTCAAATTGAGACTGAAGGTAATGATCCGCTAACAACAGGACGTTCATATGGTACACCACATGATTTAGCTTCACTATATGGGCAAGGTAGAATGGAAAGTGACCCAAGTAACGTACCTGATGGGTATGACGAGAAAAAACCATTAGGCCGCCCAGAGGAAAAGGTATCTAATATTAATACTCAAGATAATGCTTTTGGTAGAGATCGTTTAGGTCGTCAACAAATGAAAGTAGACGATCAACCAGATGGATTAAGAGAAAGTGCTAAATTAGCTTTTTCTAAAAATGTTTCCTTACTAGAATCTTTAGGTAAACGTACAGAATCTTTATTAGATGAAAAAAACATTAAAGAGTAATATCTCCTTATATATTTATAATAAATCCTAGTAGGAATGAACATTAAACATTCAAAGTATAAAAATACTGGTATTCTTTTCGAACTATTAGTTCGTCAAGTAACAGCTGACACCTTAAACGGTGTAGAGTCTGCCGCTATTAAACTGATCCAAAAATATTTCGTTAAGTCCGAATTAGGAAAGGAATATAAATTATATGAAGCGTTAACTAAAACTACTACCCTTACTGAAGGTAAGGCTAATGTTTTAATTCAAACTTTGTTAGAATCTTCTAAAAAATTAAATCGTAGAGCTCTTAAAAAGGAGAAATATAACTTAATTAATGAAATTAAAACTAGTTATAACTTAGAAGAATTCTTTAAAACAAAACTTCCACATTATAAAGTACATGCTGCTTATTATATGTTATCGGAAGTACAAAATACTGAAGCTTTAGTAGATACTAATATTATTGTAAATAATAAAATGACTCTTCTAGAGCATCTTTCTACTTCAGATATTAATGGAGAAAAAGTTGAAGCTGAGGTACTACAAGAATTCCAATCATACGATAAAGATACTCGTATGCTTACTTATAGAATTTTAATGGAAAAATTCAATGGTAAGTATGACGGTTTATATACAAGCCAAAAAGAAGTCTTAAGACAATATGTTAATTCAGTTGACTCAACCCCAGTATTAAGAGAATTTTATAATACTGAGGTAAATAAAATAAAAACTCAATTAAATGAGTTATTATCCGAAATTACTGATAAAGCAGTTCAAATTAAAATTAATGAAGTAAATAATCTAATTGAAACATTAGATAAAACTTCAAATGTAACATCTGATAATATTGTAAATATTCTTCAATACTTAGAATTAGTAGAGGAATTAAAAACAGCTCATGGCTAAAATTGGCGATACCGAAGTAAAAGGTGGTATACAAACCACTGTAACTAATATTGACCCTGAAACGGGTCAGATTACTTGGGACGTTGATTACACAGCAGATTACAAAAAATTATTTAAGGATATTACTGACCTAATGAAAACAGCTAAAGAGGTAGCTGATATAACAGGTGAAGCTTTTTTTAAAGACCATTATTTAGATATTAGAAAACGTAGAAATGAGTTAAGAACTTATTTACGTAATAATAAATCTGAAGAATACGCTCGTATTAAAGGATTAGATGAAATGAGTGGTACTGGAGGCGGTGGTGCTTCTTTTAGTGTGGGTACAGGTGCTCAATATGCAACACCCAAAGCATTTAAAAAAACAAAGGATCTTAATGAATCTAACCCAGGTTCTACTTTAGGCAAAGGACCAAAAGCAGGTGAAGATGGAGTTAAAGATAATTATTATGTTAAAGGGTTTAAATATAAATTAGTAGACCCTAAAAAGTTAGCAAAACAGTCTAAAGCAATAGATACTAAATATTTATGGGCACCGGATACGTTTGTTAAAGAATAGTAATATGTATAAGTATAAATTAAATTTACAAGAACGCGATGAAAATCGAGCAGCATACCAAGAAAAACGTATTGCTGCTTTTCAAGACATTGAAGCACGTTTAAATAGTTTATACCCTTTAATAGATAAAGCCAAAGATGAAACAATAGCTTATTATCAAGATAAACCAGAATCATATAGTGTTGTATATGCTACTGATTTAATTTTAGATTATTTAAAAGATATTGACAAATTATTAAAACAACAATAATGAAAACACTTCAAGAACAATATAACCTTATTAAAGAAGGAAAAGGTAACAAAAATACCTTTATGAAATCTGCTCGTGCTCAATTTCCTAACATATTTAATAATCTATCAACTTTTGATACAGCTATTAAAGTTATGAAACAAAAACAAATTATTTCAGAAGCAGTAGGGGGTGTTGCTACCGGTAATGCTAATCCTTTTATTAATTGGGAAAAGTTTTTAGCTGAAGAAGCAAAAGCTGAAGAAAAAAAACCAACTAAAGAAGTTACTGATATGGAAACTGCTGGTTTTGATTATAAAGATGAAAAAAATATTGATAATCTTTATGGTGAAGCTTTTTTACAAGGATTTTATACTGAAATGGAAGATCCTAAAAATGTTGATAAAACCGTAGATGAATTAAAAGAAATTGTAGCTAAAAATTTAGCTAAAGATAAAACTTACTACACTACTGAAGCTCAGTTTGGTATTAAAGGTATTGGTTATACTGATGATGCTCCTGGTTTAGCAGTATCAGATAAAGAACTTAAAGGTAAATACGCTTCATCTGGAATGGAAGAAGTTAAATTAAAAGAAGATATGATTAAATTAACTGATTTAATTAACGAAGCTATTGGTGGTTACGTTGATTTACGTCCTGCAGGGATGACTACAGAAAACGCAAGAACTGATGCTGAGGAAGAAGGCTATTTAGATGGAATGCGTGATGAAAAAGCAGACGAAAAAGCTAAAACTAAAAAGAAAAAAGTTAAAAAAGAAACAGTAGATTCTAAATTAGCTGAAATCGAAAAAGCAGGTAAAATTACTACATTAGAGGCTCAAATTGAGGCTTTAGATGAAGCAATTGAGACTAAAAACCATAGAATTTCAATGGTAACAGAAGATGATAATCTATCTGAACTAGTTGATAAGGCTAAAATGAAAGAAATGCAACGTGAAGTTAAAGACCTTGAAAAAAGAAAGGCTAAAATGGAAAAGTTGTACGAAAAAATGTGTGGTAAAGCTTACTCTAAACCAGAGATGGTAGATGAAGTAACT